TGGCCTGCTTCGATCACGCCCGTGAGGCTGCCCATGAAGAGCTTCGTGATCTTGAGGTCGCGGCCGAGGTCACCGGAGTTGCCGATGCCCTGGCTGGTAACGACGTTGTCGCGCCACACCGGATCAAGTCCGGCAAGGAAGACGCGCATTGACTTGTTGAGAACTTCTTGAATGCGATTTGACTGACGGTCGAAGATCGACCCAGTTGTTGCGAAAGCCATGACTTATTCCTTTATCAGATTGCGGATTCACCAGGAGACGATGCCAGTGCCCGCTTGATCGTATCGCTTGCGAAACTCTTCACCTGCGACTCAATGTCACTCAGCGAAGAACCCGGACGATACTCAGGCTCAGGAACTGGCTTACTGCGCAAGATTTCTTGCGCGTCCAACCCGGTGACCGTTTCCGACGAACGACCCAAACGGTCAATGTCGCCGATTACCGACCGGAAAGTACCTACGACAGGATCAACTGCTTTTTCAACCTCTTCGGACATCCATGAGTCCTCAAAGGTTCCTGCCGAAGCGCGGCGGGTTTGCATGCGTTCAAGAGCCCGTTGTTCCAACTGGCCCCTCAAGGTTTGCCGGGCCTGTTGAAGACCCTCATCACCTCGCACTTCCTGTGCGCTCTTCAGAAGTTTCTGAAAGTCTGGATTCTTTTCCAATACCCGATCTAACTGAGCATCCAAGTTTTGACGTAGTTCCCGAACTCGCATCTTGTGAAGTTCAGCGCGTTGCGTCTCAAGCTCTTGGCGAAGAATATCTGCGTCTTGATCGTTGCTCATATCGTCCTCTGTGTTCCCCCCACTGATATTGGCGTCATCTTCAAGATCTGGCAGGTCGATCTCTTCGATCTCGTCTTCATCGGGGTCGTATGTTGGTTCGTCCGTTGGTTCTTCCTGGGTCACTCTGGAACGCACGGCGTTCAGATACTGGTCGATTTGATCATCCTCATAGCCGAGATCCGCCAAGATGTTTCGAGTCGCGGACTCACGATCTTCGTGGGTCACGTCCGCGCGAAACAACGTGCCGACCTGCTTCAAGTCTTCTTGAAGCGTGTCGTTGATCTCAATGGCTTCCGCAAGATCCTTACGGCTCTGAATAAGATCGGCAATCGACACCTCGGTGCCATCATCCAAAGTGATCCGCATCTGTGGGTCAATGTCCATTTATGCCCTTTGCATCATCGGTGCCATCGGTTGTTGTGGCCCAGCGGCTCCTTGCTGAAGCCCTTGCATCTGAGCCATCTGCTGATCTAACTTCCCAAGCATAGCCATATCGTCAGGATTGGGAAGGGCGTTCGGAAGTACCAAGCCCATAAAGCCCATCAAAGTCTTGTGGTACTCAATGAAAGCGTTCTGTACCTCGGCCGAAGACACAGCCATCGTCGGACTTGCCATGAACGAATTCAATACCCGAATCTGCATCTCTGGTTTCGTGGTCTGAGGGGTCAACACAACTTGGCCCGGCGTCTTTCCGTCACCAAACAACAACAAACAGTTGCGGACTACAGACTCGTAGGCACTCTGATGCTCGTCACTCCATAGCGCAAAGTCAAGGCCCTCCTTCAATGCAAACAACATGAAGGTGTCCTGATCCAACTGGAACTGCTGTTGCATCTGAAGTGCTTCTTGCTTCCGTGCAACCTTGCTCCTCGGATTGATGTCCTTGATCTTGAACGACAACTGCCCAAGCGACGGCAACGGATTCTGCTCAAAGCTCACCGCCATCGACTCAGGGTCCACAACCACACCGGCCAGATCCAGCGTCAACTGATCTACCGTGAACGTCTTCGGGCTGAACACAACCTCCCGAACCGTGCCCGCCAACACCGCTCGGTAACAGTCACCCCACGCCTGCTGAACACCGGCGGTCGGCGTATTCATTGCCCGATTCACTTGCTCATCCAAGAACTGCAAGCCGGTCGCCGAGTCCACTCGGCCCTTCTCCGCAATCAAATCACGGATCGGGTTCAAACGGTCAATCTGCTGAACCGCGAACGCACTCACACGCCCAGGCACGTCGCCAGAGTTGTACGGCGTAATGTTGAACGGACGGAAACCCTCACTGATCGGATCCGGCTCCCACGGGAACACCCGCAAGCCCTGACCGACGTCTCGCAACATCGTGTTCGCGTTGAACGAACCGTGCGGCAACACCAGCACACCGTACTTGTCGATGTCCCGAATGTTGTTGAACAGCGACTTCTGTAGACGCTCGGCTTCGCGGCACAATGGGAACAACAGGTCGAAGACTCCGGCGCCGTGGAACGAGCCGTTCTCCATGAACCTCGCAAACCCAATCGGACAATAAACCTCTCGGCCCTCAAGATCCTCATCATGGATCACGTACTCGCCGCTTGTCACAACGTACCGAGTCACCGTGTCCCGAGGACCCTTCAGCCACAACTCACGAACACGAACGACCTGCATTGCGTCAGCCTGCGGATCATGCCCAACAACCTTCTGATCCGAATACACCACCTGTGACCCCAACGTGTACTCGTTCGCATTCTGTTGCTCAAAGGTCTCGCCCGGCTTGATCGTATAGAACTCCATCCGTTCTTTGTTTCGAGCCACCTTCGGACCGAAAGCATCCTTCAGGAACTCCATCGACACCATCCGTTGACGCAACAGACCACGCTGTTTGGTGTAGTCCGCATTCAACGACGGAAACGGAAACAACTCCATCGGATGCACAACTTCAAGATCGGCCGTCAACCCAATCGTTGGATGGTTCACCATGTGTCCTGTGATGCCGCACGAACCCAACAGCGTGAACAAATGGTTGAACTGTGGGACCACCCGATTCAACTGGTGTTCCGAAACCACCTGGTCCAACATGATCTGCGCAATCGACCGCTGCCGAATCGAACTCAAAGACGATCCAACCCGTTGCACCAACGGCCTAAAGTCCAAGCCGCTCAAACGACCCGAGATCTTGTCGACCGCACTCAACAACTCGCTCGACTGAAAGTCCAGCCGATCTTGTTCATCCAAATACGAGTACCGAACAGTACCGCTCTCCGGATCAAACACATCAAACTGCCGGGCCCCCATCAGGTAGTACAACGCCACCAGCCACGTCGCCCTCCGGTACGCCAACCGGTTGGTCTCCCGTTCGCAGTGTTCGTCGATGATCCGAGCCAGAGCCATCGGATCCTTGGTCAACTTGATCGGATCGTTTGCCATTCTTTACCTGCGCTTTCCGGGCCGCAAAGCCGCCTGGGACCATCTGCATTTGATTTCGTACTTGAGAATACTGCACCACTGTTTCCTTCGCCGGTACATCGGCAGCGTAGGGTGTCCCCCCACTGGTAACAGAGGGGTGACGAGGACCGTTGCCAAAGTAACTGAGGCACAAGATCCCCATCCAAGCATCGGAGATTGTGACCTCCGGATCCGCTTTTCTAGCCAGTGGGGGGTCCTTCTCTGCAGATCCACCGAAGTACCAACGAGACATGGCCTCGAAAAGGGACAGCGGGATCCGCGATTCAGATCTTGGTCCGGCCGGTCGGTCTTGGATTTGGGGTTCGTGCATCTAGGATCTCGTTCACTTGTTCTGCGGTCAGCTGATTGATGTCGAGGCCTTCACCAATGTGGAAACCGTTCTCGACGAAGTCTCCGTCTCTTAGGCGTTCAAAGAGAGTCTTGTTGGCTGCAGCAGGGCCAGCCTTTGAGAGACGACCACGAAGCACAAACTGGGACATAGAGACCGCGTCAAGGCAGTCGTCTTTCTCCAAGCCGCCGTCCTGAGCTTCTGGGTTGAAGGATTCGATCTGATCGAAAAGGTAACGCCATGGGGTTTGATCTCGACGCCACATCGGCAACTTCAATTTGCCGTGCTCAAATCGGAACTGAAGACCAGCGATCTTGTCCTGTTTCTCAGAAACACCGGGATTCAACTTGGTGATCTTGGGCAGATGCTCCACTCCCGCCATGTCATTGGCGCGAGTTGAAACGATGGACTGCAATGCGTTGTAAAGGGAGACGCCTTGACGAATCGATTCGGGGTGGACGGTTGGACAACGCCAACGGTCGGCCATCTCAAAGATCGCCCTCACCAACTCAGACTCTTGGCCTTGGCGGGCCCAGAGATCCAAAACGAACAAGTCGTTCTGAGGAGTGACGGCCATCAGACAGCAGACCTTGAAGTCCGAGTCTTTGCCGGAGGTGTGCGAAGTATCGGCTGTCATAAAGATGCGGGCGTACCCCCGAAGAAATTCGGGCAACAACATCTTTTGAAGCGTGACAGATTGATCTCGGCGCTCGTGCCAGCAGATGTACGTCGATGTTTCAAGCGGGCGATCCAGCCGGTCATCAATCTCTTCAAACCACCAACTGTGCTTGATGTCATCAAGTTCCCCAAAGAAAGCACCTTCACCGTCGCCAGGGGACGCCAGATACTCGGAGGCAAAGTTGCTGGCCCCGATTGTTTCGCGGATCTCTTCCAACGACAAGGCTTCTTTGAAACGCGGTCTTGTGGTCGCCAACTGAAGCCGTTCTTTACGGGTTGTCGGCCACATGTCCGGCCAACACGAACTCATCACGCCGTCTTCTTCAATAGCCGCCGGAATGATCAACCGAGCCCAACGATTGAACCGAGGATCCTTGGCCCGTTGGCCTTCAGGGGTCTCCTCTAGTTGCATTGCATGCCACAAGTAGTGTCGCTTCGACACAAAGGTTCCAACCCAATCGACACCAGTGTCCGGTCGCGTGACCATCGGGATCACGATTTTGAAGAGCAACTCAGACATGTAGGCGCGAAGCACCGACATCGGGGTGGAACTCTTAGGGTCGTACTCAGGGTCGTCTAGCCGGTAGCGACGAGGGCGACCGCCGCGCTGCTTCGACGAGGCACTCAAGAGACGGAGCCACGATCCATTGTTGAGGATCATGTGCTCCGTACTGAACGAACCCTCACCGCGACGAGGAACGATGCGGCCATCGAACTCGGGCGCAAAGTCATCGTGAAGCCGCTGATTGTTGATCAGCTGGCGCTTCAGACGTTCACCGACTTCGCGGGCGTTCGGATGCGTCGACGTTGCATAAACGAATGAATATGCAGGCCGCGTGATCAACCGAAGCAGCATGTCCTTACAGTTGAGGTACGACTTCGCCGATCCACGAGGCGCAACAGCCGCCGTCAATCGGTACGCAGCCCACTGTC